GATTGGAAGTAATAATGGAACCCTAACCAACGGACCTGTATTCACACAAGAACCAAAACTAGAACCATTTGGTGGTGCTGGTGCTGTTGAGTTTGATGGTAGTGGAGATTCGCTACAAATACCAAATACTACTGATACTAATTTTGGTACGGGAGATTTCACTATTGAAGCCTGGATCAAAACCGGATCAACGGCGACTCCTGCAGTTATAATTCAAGATTATGGAAGTCCAGGATCTGCTAATGGATGGATTTTTCGGCAGGATGCGACAAATAACAATAAATTAGAGTTAATTGTTTTTGATGGATCTGATAGTAATGGATACAAAGTTACAGGTACTTCAATAATTACTGATAATACTTGGCATCATGTTGCTGCAACAAGAGAAGGGACAACTATAAAAGTATTTGTGGATGGTGTTCAAGAAGCATCTGCTACAAATTCTTTTAACATTACTTCTACTCAAGATGCTTACATTGGTATGCATTATAATGGTGCTTACCCATTTAACGGTTACATCTCCAACCTCCGTGTCATCAAAGGCAGAGCACTCTACACATCAAACTTCACACCACCGAGAAAAAAACTAGAGGCAACAAGTGATACTGTACTTCTTACATGTGAGAAAGGAACCATAAAAGATAGAAGTCCCAGTGCTCATGCCATTACAATCAATGGTGATGCTAAGTCAATTAGTGGAGCATCATACTTTGAGTTTGATGGGACTAATGATTATGTAAATGCTCCTGTGACCAAAGCAGCATCTTGTACATTTTCTTGCTGGGCAAAGACTACTACACTAAGTGGCACTCCCATGCTCTTTAATGCTGGTCCAAGTGGAAGTGGTCCAGATTTGTTCTTCTATAATAGTAAGATTAGTTGGAATACTTGGGATAGTGATAGTAATTCTTTTGCTTCAACACCGGCAAGTGCAACCGATGGGAATTGGCATTACTATGTTGTTGTTAATGATGCATCATCAAACGCAAAGTTATATTATGATGGAGAACTTTTGGGTACAGCAACTTATAAAAATGCTTCTGCAAACACAAATTTAACCATAGGTGGAAATACAGATACTTATCAGTGGAATGGTAGCATATCAAACTTTATGCTTCATAATAAAGTTCTTACAGCAGCAGAAGTTGAACAAAACTATAATTCCCTTCGTGGTCGTTATGGAATCTAAATAACTAAAAGGACAATATAAAAAATGAACAGAAGATACCTAATTATCAACACCGACGAATTAGATCGTGTTGATTTTGGTGCCGTAGCAGAGACATCGGCAGATACTGTAAGAAAATCTATTGACCAGACAAAGACATTTGTCAAGTGGAATTATCTTGGACACTATGGAAGTGCCATGAATGAAGACGGTGTGGAAGAAGAAGTAGAAATTCTTCCAAGCTTTGTAAGTGGTGTTGGTCTTTCATCAGAGCGAGTAGCAATCTCAACCTATCAAGGACCTTATTCCCATTCCGAAATCTTAGAAATCCTTTCTGGTGAAGACTGGACTTCTAGTGAGGGACCTGCATAATGGGTGCATTCTCTGGACCAGAAACAGCAGATAGTGGAATTGTACTGGGACTGGATGCCGCAAACACAAGGTCTTATGTTGGTTCAGGTACTACTTGGACTGATTTGATTGGAAGTAATAATGGAACCCTAACCAACGGACCGGTATTCACACAAGAACCAAAACTAGAACCATTCGGTGGTGCTGGTGCTGTGTATTTTGATGGGACTGGGGATTATCTGAGTATTGCTGATAGTGCTGATTTTGATTTTGGAACAGGTGATTTTACTTTAGAGTTTTGGGTTTATATCAAGACATCGGGACAAACGGATGTGCTTTTTGTTAAAAGAAATAGCAATGCCGTATATGCTCCATTTATGTTTATTTTACTTAATGGTGATCTTCAGGCACGATACAGCACAACTGGATCTTCGTGGTCTACAACCACTATTAAGACTAACGCCAACATATCTACAAATACATGGCACCATGTAGTTATGGTAAGAAGTGGAAGTTCGTTTACGGGTTTCTATGATGGGCAATCTGTTGCGATGACAAGTTCATCCTCAAGTCTCACTAGTAACACTGATGATTTAGTTATTGGTGGTGACAAAAACACTAATTATTTTGATGGTTACATCTCCAACCTACGAATCCTCAAAGGCACCGCACTCTACACATCAAACTTCACACCAAAGAGACAACCACTTCTCCCAGAGTCCGCACCAAACACAGTGCTTCTTACCTGTCAGAAGGGAACCATAAGAGATAGAAGTTCCAGTGCTCATGCCATTACAATCAATGGTGATGCTAAGTCAATTAGTGGAGCATCATACTTTGAGTTTGATGGGACTGATGATTATGTGAGTATTGCTAGTAGTAGTGATTTTAATTTGGGGACAGGAGACTTTACTGTTGAATGCTTTGTTTATTTGCAAGATATTACTTCAAATTCTGGTTATGTTGGAATTGTTAATAGACACAATTATACCAATGGTACTGGTTGGGGAATATGGAAAGAAACCGGAGGTAAGTTTGGTTTTTGGTATAATGCAGTAACTCAAATTAATGGAACTTCAAATGTAGCAACTAATCAATGGTATCATATTGCTGCTGTTAGAAATGGTTCTACGATTAGTTTATATGTTAATGGAGTTCTTGAAAATTCTGGTTCTAATTCAAGTTTTACTGATGCTAGTGGACTTTTCGGTATTGGTGCTGCTGATGTTGGTTCAACTTGGAATGCTACATATCCATTAAACGGTTATGTCTCCAACGTCCGTGTCTACAAAGGCAAAGGACTCACAGCAGCAGAAGTCAAACAAAATTATAGAAACATAAAAGGTCGTTATGGACTATAAATATTATTATGAAGATAAAAAATGCTTATAATATAGGATGTATAGATGAAAGTTAGATTAAAGTCTGGTAATAAACTAAAACTAAAAACCACTGCCATATTTAATGATTATCATAGAGAGGGTCTGGTCTTAAACCTTGATGCTGGTAATTCATCATCTTATCCTGGAAGTGGAACCACTTGGACTGATTTGAGTGATAGTGGGAATAACGCAACCCTTACTAACGGACCCACTTATAGTTCTGATGATGGTGGTGTCATTGTTTTTGATGGGTCTAATGATTATGCAACACTCACTTCAACAATAAGTGTAACCGATTTCACTTACGAAGCATGGGTTTATCATACTCCACCTAATGCCGCTAGTGATTATGGATATTTTTTCACAGGTGGATCTAATGGTCTTGCTGTTAGTGAAGGTGGGACCGACAGTAGTTTATCGTTAAGTGAATTATATTATTATAATGGTAGTGCTGTTGTATCATTGGGATATACCCTTCCTTCAAGTCAATGGGTACACCTTGTTGCTGTTTGTGATGGAACAGCAGATTCAATAAAAATTTATATAAATGGTTCTCTCGTTTCTACCACAAGTATTACTACTCTTCAGACATCCATAACACAATTGTTTAGATATCAAACGGCTACCACAAATTATTTGAATGGGAAGGTTTCGATTGTTAGAATTTATAATGATCAACTTACAGCATCAGAAGTTACAAAAAATTATAATGCCTTTCGTGGCCGTTATGGACTATAAATATCATGACTGATAGGAGATATTAAATATGGCTATTCTAAAGATTCGCACCACTGGTGAGTTTCCTAATGCTCCTGCTTCATATGAAGAAATAACTTATACTTTGAGTGGAAATTTAACGGCAACAAATAATGGAACAGATACTGTAGACATATTTAAGACTTCGGGATCAAATTCTTGGAATAATCATGCTTACAGTGATTTATCATTTACGGCACCATGTACGATTGAATTCAATAAGCAAGCAGGAAGTAGTGATAATGGTGCTTCATATGCAATGATTGCTTGGAATGAAGATCCAACAACAAATGCGAGTTATACATCATTGGATCATGCCTCTTATCCTTATAGAACTGACATATATGTTGTATACAATAATGGATCTGCGGTCACTCCTTCTCCTGGTGGATCATGGAGTACGTCAGAAACATTCTACTTAGTTTATAATACTGACGGAACCATAAAACATTATAATGGATCTACATTACTACATTCTGTAAGTTATGGGACTGGAAAAACAGTCTATGTTGATACTAGTTTCTATTCTGTTAATTCAACTTATGGGGGATTTTCTAATATTAAAGTGATTGCAAAATCCTGGAATGGCACTGCCTATGAATGATAAAATATGAATCATATGCCCTGTAAAAGAATTCCTAAATATCATTATAAGGAGTAGTATTAGGTAAATGGCGAATTCTGATAAGAATATTGTAATACAACCTTCTATTGGTTCTACGGTAGACCAACCAAGTATTACCTTTACAGGAGCGGGAAATAGTTCTATAACTCTCAAAGTCTTAGATGATGCAGAAGGCACGCTGAGTTTTGAGGGATATGAGGGTCAGGTATTTGCACTTAATAATAATCTGTCATCTGGAATAATATATTCTGTTAATGATATTTCTGGTTTCCCCATTATTGATGCGGATGCTAATGGTAATGTAAGGCTGTCTGTTTATAGTGGTAATGTTGGCATCGGAACAACACTTGCCACGGCAAAACTAGATGTTAATGGAACGGTAAAGGCAACCAGTTTTTCTGGTGATGGTTCTGCTCTGACTGGTATTACTGCTGGAATTAGTAGTGTTGTAGAAGACACTACACCACAATTAGGTGGAAACTTAGATCTTAACAGTTTTAATATAGATGGCACTGGTAATATTGATATTACTGGGATTATCACCGCAACATCTTTTGTAGGTGATGGATCTGGAATAACTGGTGTTGCCGGAACTGGTGGAATATCCAATCTTGTAGAAGATACTACACCACAACTTGGTGGAAACTTAGACCTTAATAGTAACAATATAGATGGTACTGGCAATATCAGTATCACTGGCATCATAACCGCCACTTCCTTTGAGGGTGATGGATCTGCTCTGACTGGAGTTTCTGCCGGAACAACACCAACAGAAAACACAACGAACCAGTCTCAGTTCATTCCATTCTATGTTGGAACATCTTCTACTGATGTTGTCGGAGTTTCTACCGAGAGTTTCGTCTTCAACCCATCAACCACGAGGATGGGTATTGGAACAGATTCCCCACAGTCAACTTTACATGTTGTTGATGAGTTTTTAGTTTCTACTTCTGGTGCCGGAAGCACACAGAGAATTACTCAAAGAGCATATACGACTGATAATGGAACTTTGTCTTGGGAGGCTAGTGCCGGTCAATTATTTTCACTTACGAATAACCTGACTTCTGGCAGTCTTTTCTCAGTCAATGATGGTGGTGGTGTTCCTTCTATTGATGTAGACGCTGATGGTACGATTCAATTAGCACCTTATGGAACAAATGATAATGTTGGTGTAGGGACTATTAGTCCAACATCTAAATTTCATGTTGTTGGTGAGAGCAATTTGAATGGAGTTAAAGTAGATTCGGGCATTGTAACTTCAAAGTCTGGTATCGTTACTGACACCACTTTCTATGGTAATCTAGTATCAAAAGATATTTCGGTTAGTGCCGATAATGGAACAGAAATTTTTAGTGTTGATGGTAGTGATACAGACTCTACAATTTTTGAAATAGTTGACACCAATGATGCACAAATTCTTGGTGTAACAACAGACGCTAATATTATATTTGGTGGAGCAACTGGCATAGCAAGTGTTGGAATTGGGTCTACTCTTCCAACAGTTGCACTTGATGTGAGTGGTGAGATAAAGGCAACCAGTTTTTCTGGTGATGGTAGTAAACTTAATACGAATGGATTTTCAACTTCATTAAGTTTAGATTCAACAAATCCATTATTTAGAATTTATCATGAACCTAATATATTAACGTTCCCTTCTGGAACATACACTGTAGAAACTGATTCTAGTCACGATAACCAAGTATTCACTAAGTCGGAATCAATTACTATTTCCACTGGATCAACTGTAACAATATCTACGGGAACAACGTTTAAGACAAATATTGTTGATCTTTTTCCAGCAGAATATGTCGGAGCAGCAACTACGGTTGAAACTGACAGACTTATTGTAACTACCTCTGTTGGAGGTACTTTTAAAGATGCGATGCAACTTGTTGCCTATGAAGCTGGTATTGATAATCAAAGATCTGGTTCTTTAAGTTTTGAAGATCCAATTGATAATGAACAGTTCTTCTCTATATCTAAAACTCCTAAAGAGTCTGTTTACACATTGTTTAGTGTAATGGACACTAATTTTGGAACGGCATTTATAGTTAATGTTGATGGTGACGTTGGTGTCGGAACAACTAATCCATCGGCAGCAGCACTAACCACCAATACAAAGAAATTCCATGCAGGAATTGTAACCACAAATAACTTATATGCAGATTCTTTAGAAGTCAATACAATTAATTCTACAGAAGTTGGATCTACTGGCGCATTATCTAATAGAAACATTATAATCAATGGAGCACAAACAATTTCTCAAAGATATAGTCTTGGTGAAGTGACATCTGTTTCTGGAGCGTCATACTCTGAGTATCAGACTGATAGATTTGAAATAAATTTCAATAATTTGGGTGTTGTTGGTGCTAGTCAAACAACAACTGCTCCAGATGGATTTGTTAATTCTCTGAAGATAGACTGTACAACAGCAGATGCCTCCCCAGCAGACGAGGATTATTTTTACATAGCACAAAAAATTGAGGGATACAATGTACAACAATTTAAATATGGAATTTCTGATGCTTTACAAGTAACTCTTTCATTCTGGGTAAGATCAAGTAAGACTGGAACTTACATTTGCGAATTCTTCCAACAAGGAAATACACGTCAACAATCACAAACTTATACTATTGATTCTGCGGACACTTGGGAACAAAAAACAATCACAATTGATGGAGATACGGCATCAACCTTGGCAAATGATAATTCTGATGAATTTTCCGTTCATTGGTGGTTGGGTGCTGGTCAAGATTATGATGGTGGTAATCCTTTAGAATTCCCATTCCTTACTCAAGAATTAAATACTTCTTGGAATACTTCTGCTAATAGATCACGTGCATATGGAGGAACAAATATTTGCGACAGTACTTCTAATGAGTGGTATATTACTGGAGTACAGTTGGAAATAGGTAATCAAAGAAGTTCCTTTGAGCACAGAATCTATGGCGATGAGTTGGCAAGGTGTCAGCGTTATTACTACAAAACTCAACCTGGGCAGTATCGTTCCTTTGCAATGGGTTACAACCGTAACACTACCCTTACTCACGCATTTACAACGTTCCCAGTGCCCCTAAGAGCTGCACCGACATCGATTGAGACTTCAGGGTCTGCCGGTGACTATTCAATAAACTACCTCGCTTCGAATGCCACTTGCAGTGTAGTGCCGAGTTTTGATTATGCTTCCACTGAAGGCGCAGACTTTAATTTTACAGTTTCAAGTGGATTGACAGCAGGACAAGGAGCAAAAGCCATCGCACAAACCGATAACGGATACCTCGCCTGGAGTGCAGAACTATGACCTACAAAATTTTCACCACAAACTCCTCAGGAGAAACTATTTACGCCCGTGTCGATGACGATGGTGTAATACGTCTGACTTGTAATGCGAATCACCCACCATTCCAAGAATGGTTATCAGAAGGCAACGAACCATTACCAGCAGATTAAATCTTTAATCAATTTCAATTATATAAATAGTCTAAAAGAACAATATTAAAAAATGTCTGAGCTTAGAGTTGATAACATTGTAAGTCAAGATGGAACTGCGGCACCTACTTATACTCAGGGTATAATTGTTGCTGCGGGGAAAACTATAAACAATCAAGGTGATTTTGATGTCAGTGGTAATAGTGAGTTTAGTGGATATGTTCGGGTAACGAACACAGGAATTACTACAGTTGATGGAACTCTAAATGTTGCTGGTACAGGAACCAACACTTATTCTGGTGATATAACTCTTTCTGGTGACATGGATGTCACCGGATCATTAAATGTCACTGGTGGAGGAACTTTAAATACATCTGGAATTATAACCGCATCTCTTATTGATGTTACTTCTGACATTCAGTATGTCAATTTATCCGTTCTTACTGGTAATGTTGGCATCGGAACAACATTTGGTTATGGCGGAAGATTAAATGTAAATGATGATATTGTACTTTCCACTGGAATTAGTACAACCTCAGACATGGCAATCAGAGCTTATAGTTCCAGTGGTGGTATGATAAGTTTTGAGGATATTGATGGGGATAAATCATACTTCTCAATTACAAAAGACGAAGATACATTATTCTCAGTTAATGATACATCGTTTAATTCTAAAGTTGTTGTTGGTGCCGCTGGATCTATTGGCATCGGAACCACAGCACCAGATACAGCATTGTTGCAAGTTGATGTAGTTGGTGGTGATGTACGAGTTGGTCGTAGTGAAAGTGAAGGTCTTATTCTCACATCAAATAACGGATCACAATTCCGCGTAAAAGTAGATAACTCAGGAAACCTATCAACAACTGCACTATAACATTATAAATAATTAAAGGGTGTAAATTAAAGGTATGGGATCAGCACTAAAATTATATTCTCCACCTTCTGGAAATACTCCACAAGGTCTTCCAGATTATTGGAAGTTTCCAAATGGTGTTATTCGTAGAGACTTGAGGGAAATTGATGACGCAGAACTTCATCTTCTGGGGTGGACTGGTCCTTATACAAGACCAACTCAAAAACGCGTAATTGAAAATGTTAATGTGCCATCGGAAGCAGTTGAAGAATTAAACTCTAGAGAAGATTACACTTTTGATGCTGAAAATAATTGTTGGGTTTCTCTAAACCACGATTATGATCCAGAAACTCACAAGGTTATTTGGTATTCTAGAGAAAGAAGATATGTTATTCTTCCTATAGATGCTGATACTACCGAGTATGGAATTCCATATAGAAGTGGTGTACAACCACAGCACAGAATAAATTCTGAAGTAACCACAAATAAAAAAGTAATATATAAGTACGTACCCGAGAATCAACTTCCTGCTCCTGCTCCTGTATTGTGGGATAATTTTAAAAAGGGTGTACTTAGATCGGATAATTATAATCAATTTATTACATCACTTATGGCAACAAGACCATCTCTTGCAGTGTCATTCCCATCTTCTCTTTCAAAATTAGATTTGGGAATATATACAGATTTCAGATCTGATTGGACAGTCGCTACTGAAAATGATTTAGTTTCTGCTGAACTAAAAACAGAATTGAAACAATTGGCAACAGATTGTAATTTACCAAAAGATTTTTTTGATGTTGTTGGAGAATAGTTAAATGGGAATAACTGCTGGACAATCTAAAGGACAATTTTTTTCTTCCGCATTTAGACAACCTGGTTGTTGTATTGAGGGAGGACATTTTATAGGTACGAACGGCGGAGGAGTGGCATTTATTGTTGCACCTTCCTCTACGGAAGCAACAACATCATGGGGTGGTCAAACAGCAGTAACTAATGCAGAAACTGCGATTCCTTGTGGGGATTGGTTTATTCCAAATCTAACTGATCTGTTGAATCCTGGATATGAAAATAAATCGGGATGGGATGGTGGTACTGCCCCTACTGGAAGGTATTGGTCCTCTACTTGTTGTGGTGGTTTTAGTTTCGACAATGCCAATACTGGTCCGCAATATGTGTTAATGAGCACTGGATTTAATGGAAGTTGTTATGGTACAGATACATATCTCACCCGTGCATTTAGATGTGTAACTTACTAATATAAAAATGGCATTCATCATAGGACAAACTTGTTGGCATTTTATTGCTGGAAAACCATTAGGCACAGAAATGTTTGGTGGAAATTTGATGTGTCGTGATGGAAAAGGTAATGCAATTATAGTAGCACCAGATTCTACGGCAGTTAATGCAGGATGGAGTAATACTTCGGCAATTACGTGTGCTGAAGCAAATGCTCCTTGTGGGGATTGGTTTCTTCCTACTCTTGATCAATTATGTGATCCGATACGCTGTCATAGAACGAACATACCTGACTGCTCTGGCATCTGGTGGTCCACCAATTGTTGTGGTGCTTTTAGTTTCAATAACCCTGCCACAGGTCCACAATTTCTTAATTTGGTATCAGGATGTAATGGAAGTTGTTATTCTACAGATACATTTAAACACCGTGCTTTTAGGTGTATAACTTATTAATGTGTGCTATAATTTGATATATGTTTAATCGTGATTGTCTGTGGTTATCAGAGGGAAAATAAATTCACAGCAAATTTTAGATTATAAAGAACTAGAATATATAAACAAACCTTTCAATGACCAAGACACCCTAGAGAGGTGGAAAGATTTGGGTCATAATTATGAAAAATATACTGGATTGATGAGGGATCAATCTCATCAACTCCCAGGATGGTGTTTTGATGTGGCAAAAAAAGTGCCTCTCAAAAATGCTACAATAACCTTATATTGTATGACACCAGGAACAATACTTCCAGAGCATGGGGATACTTTTATAAGGTATAAGGAAATAATGAACCTTAAACCAACAGATGATGTTGGAAGAGCAGTTGTCTTCCTAGAAGATTGGAAGTCTGGACACTATTTTGAGATTGATGAAACACCAGTAGTCAATTGGAAAAGTGGGGATTATATTTTATGGAAAAACGACACACCACATATGGCAGCTAATATAGGAAAAGAGCACAGATATACAATGCAAATCACTGGAACTTATGTTTGAAACTGTTGAAAAATTTGAAAAAGAAATAGCAGAATTCTATGGATCTCCGTATGCCGTTGCCACAGATTGTTGTACTCATGCCATAGAACTTTGTCTGAGACATGGTGGTTTTAATAATATAACCATACCAACTCATACTTATATTTCAGTTCCTTTCACACTAGAAAAACTTAATTTGAACTGGGAGTTTCAATATCAAGAATGGAAAGACTATTACTTTCTTGGCAATACTAATATTGTAGATGCCGCAGTCTATTGGAAGAAAGGTGGATATATAAAAGACACTTTCATGTGCCTAAGTTTTCAGTATAGAAAACACCTTAGTCTAGGTAGGGGTGGGATGATTTTATTGCAAAACAAAGGTGATTATGATATGCTGAAAAAAATGTCATATGATGGTAGATCTCCAAATACTCCTTGGATGGAGCAAGATATAGATACATTAGGATATCATTATTACATGACTCCCGAGATCGCAAAACTTGGATTAGAAAAAATTTCAAAAGTTTCTAATGAGGAACCAAAAAAATGGACTCATGAAAACTATCCCAATCTAGAAAAAATGTCCGTATTTAATTAAAATTTATGAAAAAACCACAGTGTATTATACCATGGACTTATCTTGAACTTCTCCCATCGGGAGTTGTGTCTCCATGTTGTTCCAATCCAATTTTTCTTGGTAACATAAAGGAACAAAGTATTGATGAAATATGGAATAGTGATAATATGAAAAAATTGAGATTGGAAATGTTAAAAGAATCTCTTCCAGAGGTGTGTTGGGCTTGTAGGTTTGAAGAGGGGCACGGGAAAAAAAGTCTTAGAGAAAAATACAATGAGGTTTTAAGTAGTTGTTTTGACTCTGTTGAAGAAGAAACAAATCCAGATGGATCTGTGAAAGAAGTAAAAATAAAGGCTTGGGATTTTAGAATTAGTAATAAGTGTAATTTTAAATGTAGAATATGTAGTCCAACGTTTAGTAGTTCAATTAATAATAATGTCGTTGTCAGTTGTTCCGAAGATCTCAACATTCCAAAATTTTTAGATGAGCACATTGATCATTTGCAATTTATGGAATTTGCTGGAGGGGAAACATTACTAATGGATGAACATTATGATGTTTTGGATAGACTTATTTCAGAAGGAAAGACGGACATTGATATTTGGTATAACACCAATATGTCAATCCTAAACTATAAAGGGAAATCTGTTTTAGATTACTGGAGAAAGTTCAATCCAGATAAATTAAAAGTTACTGCGAGTATTGATGAGATTGATGAAAGAGCAGAATATATACGCAAAGGTACAGTTTGGAAAACAGTTCAAAAAAATTTAATTACATTGAGTAAGGAGAAATTTAATGTTAATACAAATATTGTAGTCTCTTCTTACAATGTCTTTAGGTTGCCAAAAATTATAGATAGATTGATTGAAATTGGGTGGATTTCTGAACGATATAACTATAGTAATTTTGAATTAACCCTAGAGACATCTCTACATAATGTTCTTGCTGTTCTTCCAAAATCATATAGGTTGGAAATATCAAAACAACTTGAAACTTACATTGAAGAATATCGTTTGAAATATGGAGTGGACATTTCAAAATTATTTGCACATGTCATCAGTGATTTGAATATGTCTGTTAAAAATAATGCATATGAATCTAAAAAATTTTTAGATTATAATTTTTTTGAAGATGATAAAAGGGGAGAAAGACTCTTTGACGTAATACCAGAATTGAAATGTATATCAAAAAAACATATGAATGAAAAAATGGGCATAGAATATTGATGGATAAATTAAAAAATTTTCCAACTGTATATTATATGAATCTGGATCATAGGGTTGATCGTAGAGAATACATGGAGTCTCAGTTTGATAGATGGGGAATAAAAGATTATCATAGAGTATCTTCATCAAAATATCTTTCGACTGAACAGGATAAATGGGAACATTTAGTTCTTGATGAAGAAGTAAAATATGGATCTCCTGCTGTTGCCAATTCAATCACCCATTTAGAAATGATTGGAAATTGGTTGGAAACAACTGACGATCCATATATGGTTATGATGGAAGATGACTATGATTTATCTTTAATAGAATATTGGAATTTTGACTGGGATTATTTGATGAATAATATTCCAGAAAATTGGGATTGTATTCAGTTGGGATTTGAAAATAGGGAGATAATTCCATTCTTTCTTCATCCACCTCATTATAATCATGGATTTGGTCCATGTTTAATAAATCGTGATTATGCAAAAAAACTTATTAAGATGCACTGTGTTGGAAATAAGTTTAAATTAAATATCAAGTATAATGATGTTAGATTGAAAAGTATCTATGGAATGGTGGATGTTTTTATTCTTCGTGGTGGGAACACATATTCCATACCATTGATTACAAATAATCCCGACCTTGGTAGCGATTATGATGATCAGGGAATGTCAAGAGATTGGCATGGACCATGTAGAGATTTGTATTATGATTGGTGGAAAAATGAACATCATAAATTTGACCTAGAAGATTTCTTTACTTTTGGAAAATCAAACGATTTTATAATGACCAAAAAAGTTAGATGGGAAGATTCAAAGAATAGTAAAATCGCCTTTTATTCATAGAAAGCAAATGATAGAAATTCCTCATTTAGAGTGGCACATTACTCATAATTGTAATTTAACATGTCAGGGATGTATGCACTTTACAAATCATGGACATAATTGGTTTGTTGATATTGAAGAATTGGAAAATTGGTACTCTTTGTGGAGTGATAGAGTATCTCCAAAATTGATGGCAATTTTGGGAGGAGAACCTTTACTACACAAAAACTTAGTAGATATAATTTATCTAACACGGGAAATGTGGACACAACCAAAAGGTTCTCGTTTTGAACTTGTAACAAATGGATTATTGTTAAATGAAAAAAATCATAAAGATTTGCCTGAAGCATTAGAAAAAACAAATTGTGCTTTATCAATATCAATACATTCAACCCCAAAAAATATAAAATATGTAGATAAATTATCCAAAGTTTTTAAAATATTGGATAAATGGAAGGAGTCTTATGATATAGAAATAAACGTAAATGATATGTATAATAACTGGGCTACTGCATATAAAGGATTTGGGATTAATTTTGAACCTTTCGACCATAAAGACCCGGAACAAGCTTGGAAGTATTGTCGTTCTGGTCATGAATGTTTCCAATTGTACGAAGACAACATATACAAATGCTGCATGACTGCATACTTACAATTACAAAAAGAAAAATATGGTGATTTATTGTCTGAAAAATGGAATCCTTATTTAAAATATACTCCATTAACTCCAAAATGCACTGACGATGAAATTGTTGAATTTTTTAATAGAAAGGCAGAACCTGTATGTGGAATGTGTCCAAAGTATCCGGATACTTTGTCAGCACAATTTAAAAAAAACGATCCATTAATTCCTGTTAGTTTTTATGAAAAATCAAATAGAAATAAATTTGACCATTTTTACAATTAGATCTTTATAATGAACTCTAAGAATGAATGGGCACAACTTAATAAAGTTGTTGTTGGAGTTGTAGAACAATCAAAAATTCCAGAGCTTGAACTGAGTATGAGGACTATAAACTATGCCGACGTAAGTGATACGTCAGAAATTTCTGTAGGAAATTATCCTCAGCAAGTAATAGAAGAAGCATCTGAGGATCTTGAGGTCTTTGTCAGTTTCTTAAGATCTGAAGGTGTTGAGGTAGTTAGACCAGAAAGAAACAATCCAAAGTATTACAACTATTGTCCAAGAGATAGTGTTTTTATTCACGGTGAACTAACTCTTTCAACGCCAATGCCTATTCGGGCACGACATAATGAATGGAAATCATTTGACAAACATTTAAATAATGTGGTTTCTGTTGATTGTTCTTATGATGAAAGACTCTATAATTTAGAATGCTTGGGCAATAAGGATGTACTTTCATTGACAGAACATTCACCAGCATTTGATGCTGCAAACATTATTCGTGCTAATGGGGATGTTCTGTATCTTGTTTCAAACAGTGGAAATAAAAAAGGAGCACAATTACTTCAAGATTTGTTGGGAAGTTCTGTAAAGGTTCATACACTTGAAGGTGTTTATAGTTACATGCACATTGATAGCACCGTAGCATTTTTAAGAGATGGTCTGATGCTTCTTAATCCTGAGAGGATAAAGTCGAAAGACATCCTTCCCAAACCATTTTGTGATTGGGATGCTGTTTGGTGTCCAGAACCAGTTGATATTGGATACCATTCATGTTATAATAATGCCTCTAAGTGGATTAATATGAATTTGTTTTCTATTAATCAAAACCTTGTTGTTCTTGAAGAACATCAACATAACTTAAGAAAGGAATTGGAAAGGCACAACATTGAATGTGTCATGCTTCCCATGAGACATCAAAGAACTCTTGGTGGAGGATTTCATTGTGTCACACTTGATCTGGAAAGAAAATGAATTTATCGTTTATTGGTCTTGGAAAACTTGGTCTTCCCTGTTCAGAAGTATTTGCTGAACAAGGGCATCTGGTCAAAGGGTATGACATACGAGATGTAGAAACAGATTTAATTGACATTAAATCGTCAATTAAAGAAGCAGTTGAAGATGTGGAAATCGTTTTCATTGCTATTCCAACTCCACACGACCCAAAATATGATGGTAGAAAACCCATTTCCGATCTTCCACCAAAAGACTTTGATTATTCTATTGTTCAGGACGTACTCAAAGAGGCAAATCAATACATGAATTCTAATCAGATTCTAGTATTGATATCTACAGTTCTTCCAGGAACAGTAAGAGAACATCTGGTACAACATGTTACTAATCCTAGGTTTGTCTACAACCCATATTTTATTGCGATGGGATCAGTCAAACATGATATGATCAATCCAGATTTGATTATTCTGGGAAATGAAAGTGGAGAATCCAATCGAGAAGTGGAAACTCTTATTTCATTATATAAAAGTGTAATCAAAAACGATCCACCCATAGTTGTATCAAATTGGGATGAATGTGAATGTATTAAAGTTTTTTATAACACTTTAGTCAGCACCAAATTATCATTTGTAAATATGATACAAGACGTTGCAGAAAGGCAAGGTAATATTGATGTAGATGTAGTTACTGGTGCTCTCTGCAAATCCACAGATAGAATAATCAGTTCCAAATATATGAAGGCGGGAATGGGTGATGGGGGTGCCTGTCATCCTAGAGACAATATCGCACTTAAATACTTGTCTCAAAAACTTGATTTGGGATATGATTTTTTCGGTTCAATCATGCATACTCGTGAGGTTCAGGCAAAGAACATTGCTTTAAAACTAGTTGAATTGGCTAAACAGAATGGGATGCCAATTGTAATTCATGGGAAAGCATACAAACCAGATGTTCCTTACATTGATGGAAGTTATAGTATTTTGATTGGAAACTATTGCGAAGAATTTGGATTTGAACCAAAGTATATTGATCCATTTGTTGGAGAAGATACAATTCTTGAACCATCTGTAATTCTATTGGCACATAGTTCCTTTACAACATATTTTAAGGAGGATAAATTGTATTGCGATATTCCCGAAGACAGTATCGTTGTTGACATGTGGAGAAATTTTAAAACAGATAAAAAGGTCAAAGTCATCTATTATGGGAACACAAAAACTTGATTTTTAAACACATATAAATTATAATAGTTAAAATTATTCTTGAATTATGGATCTTACGTCAATTTATTCTGTTCCTTTCTGGCAGAGCGATTATTGGGAATTTGAAAATGATAAAGAATCATTTCTGAATGCAGTAAAAGAATACAAAGAAAATAATCCAACAAAAGAAACCCCCAGGTCAAACATTAATGGATATCAATCTCCAGATACACTTCAAGGAGTTGCAGAACTAAAAGAACTTTTTGAATATTTCTGCCAAATGGGATTCAAAGCAGTTTCTGATCTTGATTTTGTTCCATGTGATATTGCCTTAACGTCTGCCTGGTTGAATGTGAATGATAGTCGTCAATGTATTATTAGTGAACACGTACATGGAGACACTTTTACTGGTGTTTTTTATTTAAAGGCTCCACATGGAAGTGGTAAATTTTGTATTCGCAATCCATCGTTGAATCCTCTTTGGTATGGACGCCAACTTGCAAAAGAAAAGAATCAATTTACGGCAGAAGTTATTCGTGTTGTTCCTGTTGAGGGAAGTGTTTTGTTATACCCGTCTTATCTTCCCGTATCCGTGGAACCAAATGATCATGATGAAGAAACAATCTCAATATCTTTTAGTTTAATTGCTCTTCCCAAAGGAACCATATACCCACAAAAATAATATGAATTCATATTATTTTATATCGGGTCTTCCAAGATCCGGATCAACATTGCTTTCAAGTATTCTTAGTCAAAATCCAAATTTTTACGCCGATATATCTTCACCATTAGAATCGGCAACTGGAATGTGCCTTGAGGTAATCAGTGCTAGTGAGTCTAATCTATTAGTAAATGAAGAGCAAAGAAAGAATGTAATATATGGAATTTTTGATGGATATTATAAGCATAGGAAGGAACAAATTATCTTTGACACTTCAAGAACTTGGACTAAAAAAACTAGTTTTTTAAAATCACTCTTTCCATATACAAAAATTTTGTGTACTGTAAGGGACATTGTTTCTATCTTAAATTCATTTGAGATTATTTTTTCAAAAAATCCTTTTTATCCCAATACAATAGTTGAGGAGTCTAGTCTTGAATCCTGTTTTGAGCGGTGTGATCTGTTAATGGAACCTGCAGATGGAACAGTATCTAAGTCTTTAATGTGGTTAAATCAAGGATATTATTTTAATCCAGAAATGATTTACATCATAGAGTATGAGGATCTGTGTAGAGAACCTGAAAAAACAATGAGACAGATATATGAATTTTTAGAAAAACCCTACTTCCCTCACAATTTTAAGGAAGTGGGATATTCTAATGATCTATTTGATGAAAAATGTAATTTGAAAGGATTGCATACGGTAAGAAATGAAGTGGAGTACAATCCCCCAAGAAACATTCTTCCGCCTGAGATAGTTAAAAAATATAGTGGACTAGAATTTTGGAGGAAACAACAAAACTTACAAATTCAGTATTAGTGAAATGAAACATGTAACACATTACCACAAAGAACCTATTTTCGTAAAAACTAAACTATCATCAAAAGATCTTGATTCTATTAAAGTAGAAGTGAAAAAAGTTCTTGAAAACTCAACTGATTTTCAAAAATGGAACAGCAAGTTGGCTGGTAATATTGAAAAAGAATATCAATCTCCAAAAATAATTCAAGAAATTTTAAATCCTTATATACAATCTTCATCTGAAAAGTTTTATCTTTCTTCTGAAGAGGGTGGTGATGTGGATAAATTAAGATTTGCAGTTGTAGATCAATGGATTAACTTTCAGAAAAAATATGAGTTTAATCCAATGCATGATCATTCATGTAGCTTATCATATGTTGTTTGGATTCAAGTGCCGTTTGATCATGAGGAAGAACAAAATTTTTCAAACTGTAAGGATTCAAATACTAAATTAAATTCCATGTTTTCGTTTAGTTATCTAAACATTTTTGGAAGAATTACTAACATGACTCTCCCTGTTGATAAATCTTGGGAAGGAACAATGATAATGTTTCCTTCTAGTCTCAATCATCAAGTATATCCATTTTATACTAGTGATGATTATCGTATTTCTATTGCAGGAAATGTAAATATAGAGATAAAAAAATCTTTTGAGATAACATATTAGATTGAAAAATGAAACTTGAAATTGTTGTAAGAATACATGACGGAAAAAACATTCATGGTAAAGACAAAGCAAGATATATTGATCTATCTAAAAAAAATTTACTATTAGGATGTGTTAGTTCCTTAGTTAATTCTGCAAATGTAATTTCGCAGCATGAAGTTTCATTTCTTATTCTGAATGACCACTGCACTAAAAATTGTATTGATGAGATACAGAAAATTTTTTCATACTCCAAACATCCATATAAACTTATAGATCTTGAAGTTCCTGGATTTCGTTTTAGTGGACTCAAGCAATTTGAATACTGCAAAAATTCTAATGCCGATCTAATATACTCCGTAGAAGATGATTACTTACACTGCACGGAAGCAATATCAGAAATGTTATCTTCTTATCAGTATCTAAAATCATGTTATAATTTGGATAAGGAACTTTGCTTATTTCCTTTTGACAATCCCGAGGATTATGAGTTGGGACATATCTTTCCTGGCAGGGTGTTTAGAACTCCAGTTAGACATTGGAAGGAGGGAATATGGACAACATTTACAATGATGACAACACCAAAAGTGTTTCAAGATCACTGGGAACTTTTTGAAAAACTAGCATCAAAGTATACACCTTGGAATGGAGTTGATCCAATAGATGAACTGGTTCATGAGGGAAATACGATATGTGACATATGGGAGAATCATGTAGTGCGAGTTAATCCCATACCATCTCTCGCCCTTCATGTTCAATTTGAGAGGCAAAAAGATCCTCATATTAACCACTTGCAATGGTGGTCTAAATATTCTAAAATGAATTCATTTGAAGTTAATTATGACTGAAAAACCAACAAGAAGATATAAATTGTCTGTTGATAAAATCCAAACTCTTGAAGATGTGAAAAAAGTTCTTCATGTAATGGATTTAAGAATTCAAACTGATCATCCGGATTATGAAAGTGTAAAGGATTACTTTAAACTTGAGGTTGTTCCGAGAGGATATATAAAACTTCTGGCGGAGGTTGGATACGAAGGGATTAATAAAATGAATTGGGATGAAATGGAAAGAGAAGCATCAAAATTTTTAGATGAGATTGATGAGTAAACATCAGCATTGAAATGAAAATTTGAGGTAAAATTTATGATTGTGATGGGAATTTATGGTGCGTTTGACTGGGAAGCAAACAAGTCCAAAAATGATCAGGGAGATTATACCTGGGTACATGATTCTGGAGCAACTCTTTTCATTGATGGGGAACACGTTTCTTCTATTTCTGAAGAAAGATTGACACATAAAAAATATGAAGGAAATTTCCCAACAAAATCTATTGAATACTGTTTGGAAGAGGGAAATATTTCGTATGAAGATGTAGATGAAATTTATATTCCTTCAATGTGTGTTGAAATTTTTTATAGAAGATTTTATAATGGTGAGATTAAAGAAAAAATAGAAAAACTTTTTCCAAATGCAAAATTCCATGTAGTATCTCATCACCTTTCTCATGTCGCATCATCAGTATTTTCTTCTGATTTTAATGAGGGAAGTATTGTTACAATAGATGGTGCAGGATCTATAATATATGGTAGTAGATATGAAGAAATTTTATCTTATGAAACAAATACAATAGGATACTTTAATAAAGAAAAAAATATTTTAAGGGTTTTTAATGGCATAAGGGAAACAAATAATTTTGGAGCTTACTATCACGATAATTCGCATCGAATTTATTGTAAAAAGACTTCAAAATCTATTGGAGAATATGATGAAGAGCATAGAGAGACTTGGGATGGTAAGATTATGGGACTTTCTGCCTATGGAAAGTCCGAAAAGTTTGATGATTGTAAGGAATATGAAAAATCAAAAGATCTAGTATATGGAGATTTTCCTTACATAGTATTTCAGAATAAACATTACTCTTTGATTAGTGCCGATGAAAGAGCTTATATTGTTCAGAAAAATTTTGAAGATGCGATGGTAGAATATTTTTCGGATCTTAGAGATCTAAATTATCTTGAAGATAATATATGTCTTGCTGGAGGATCATTTCTAAATGTTTTAGCAAATAGTAGAATAAAAAGTCTTGGATTCAATATTCACATTCCCCCTTGCACCAGTGATTCTGGTCTTCATTTTGGTGCGGCATGTTATGGAGTATTTAAATCAAAACAAAAAGTTTCTTTGCCAAAAAACATAGCTCTTCTTGGAAAAAAATATTCTGATGAAGAAGTAGAAACTCAATTGAAAAAATTTAAATTGAAGTATAAAAAATATGATAATTTTGAGGAACTTTGTGAGTTCACGGCACAGAAACTTAGTGAAAATAAAATTATTGGATGGTTTCAAGGTAGATCAGAGTTTGGACCGAGAGCATTAGGATCTCGTTCTTTGTTGATGCACCCAGGACCAGCATCCAATAAAGACATTATGAATTTAAGAGTAAAACATAGAGAAAACTGGAGACCTTTTGCTGGAATTATTCTTGAAGAACACTTGAACGATTACTTTGAGGAAGACTTTTGCTCCCCATATATGCTATACTCTCTTACAGTTAAAGAAGATAAACGAGATCAAATAGCAGCAATTACACATGTAGATCATACATGTAGAATCCAAACTGCCAATGAAGAATTATATCCAGAGGTTACAACTCTGATTAGAAAGTTTAATGATGTTTCTAAAGTTCCTGTGATTTTAAATACCTCATTCAATGACAATGGAAAACCCATTGTAGAAACACCAGAGGATGCTATTGAAGCATTTATCAATCTTGACATTGACTATTTGGTATTAAACAATTATATAATTTCGCCAATTACACCTTCAAACAAAATTTCTTATTCATAATGACTACAATTATAACTCTTGATGGTGGATTTGGTAGAATTATTACTGCTCTTCCAGCACTACTTAAATATCATAAGAATCATCCAGATGAAGAGTGGTATATTATGATTCTTGGGTGGGATTACATTACCTGGGGATTCTCTGAACTTCAGGAGAGAACTTTTAATCCAGACTCAAAAGGATCTTTTGATCTATTCTGGAAGGCAGATAAGGTAATCTCTCCAGAACCTTATCGCATTCCTGCATATTATAGAAATGAAATCTCTTTGAGAGAAGCATTTGATATCTGTATTAATGAAGCGTCTGAACATGATGATCTACCACCAATGCAACTTCGCCTTTCTTTGGCAGAAAAAAGAAAGGCATTTGAAATCATCCAAGAGGCAAAGGAGCAACACAAAAAGGAGAAAACTATTTTAATTCAACCATATGGATCTACTGCGTTACCACATGACTCTGGAGTGTTTGATGATAGTCTTAGATCTATTCCAAATAATATGTTAGATTATTTTATTGATAATCTAACAAAAGATTATAATGTAATTTTTATGGGAGCAAAAGATTTTCATAATAAAAAAACATACAAACCAGATCCTGATCCAAATTTGAGAGAATGGTGTGCGATAATAGATGCCGTTGATTATTTCATTGGATGTGATAGTTGCGGACAGCATATCAGAAAATGTTTTGATAAAAAGGCATCAGTTGTTGTTGCTGGAACTCATCCTATCAATATCACATATGATAATTTTCATATTATTGAGAGGGACGAAAAATTCTATCCCGAAGCAATGAGAATTTCTGCATTTCATTCTCATTTATCCTCTAGGTTAAATGAGCCAAGGATTGAATTTACACAGGATGAAATTGAAAAAGCATACAAAGAAATTATATTTAATATTGAGGGGGAAAATAAAAAGGAACGACCATTAAGCAAAACCAATAAATCTCCTTTGAACATGAATTATAAATAGCATGAGGATTAAATTAATTTTTCCATAATGGGAATCATATTTGGACGAACATTTGAAGCACACCAAAGATTTGAACGTACTCTAGTTCAAAGGGCGTCATTAGGTGACACTATCGAGAGTTCTGGAAATTTAGTATGTCGTAATGGTGGTATTGCCTGGATTGTTGCACCAGCATCTACTGAGGTGTCAACAACCTGGGATAATATAGATGATGCTGTAAGATCTGCAGAGTCAAATGCTGCCTGTCGTGACTGGTTTGTTCCGACAAAATTAGAACTTGAGAATCCTGGATATGAATGCAAATCTCATTGGGATTCTTATTCTTCTCATAATTATTGGAGTAGAACTGAATGTAATGACACAACTGCTTGGTCAGTTAACTATCAAAATGGATCCAGTAATTATGTGAATAAAACAAATACTTACCGTGTTCGTGCCTTTAGATGTGTAGCCTATTGACCTTATGATTATTACAGTCCCAATATCAGTTGGGGAATTGATTGATAAAATTACAATTCTTGAAATAAAACTGATGTACACTGATAATGAATATGTCCAGAAAGAATTGGAGCACTTGAATCAAATCAAAATGACACTCACACAATACATTCTTGATCATGAAGTTAAATTGAAAAAAATAAATAAAAAATTGTGGAGAGTGGAAGATAAAATTAGAGAAAAAGAAAAATTGAAAGAATTTGATGATGAATTTATTTCTCTTGCGAGAGAAGTTTATAAAACAAATGATGAAAGAGCAAGAATTAAAAAAGAAATAAATGAAATCACCAATTCAAATTACAGAGAAATAAAGTTGTATTGACAATACAACAAAAAACAAGTATTATGAATATTAAAAGAAAAAATTATGAATTTTGCCGTATATTCAAAAGACAATTGCCCATATTGCTACAAAGTCAAACAGGTATTGGAATTGACAGGTAGCAACTATGTGGTCTATAATCTTGGTGAGCATTTTACCAAAGAAGAGTTTTATGCTGAGTTTGGGAAGGGATCTACTTTCCCACAGGTAGTATGTGACAGTAAAAAATTGGGAGGTTCTGTTGACACAATCAAATTCCTCAAAGAGCAACAAGTCATCAAGTCCTAACATAAATAAATCAGAAGTCCACAGAAACCGTGGCGTTGAGTTTCTACTTAATGGAGGTAAAAGAGAGCAAACCTACCCATTTCATATCATCTTCGAAAAGATGGTTTGCTTTCTGAATCGGGAAGTCACCATTTATTTCGAGTTTTCCTTCAAGTCAAGGAAAAGAAAGACAATTTCCCGGAGAAAGAAAAATGTTAGCAGTTAGTCTAGTTTTTGGTTCGTTTCTGACTATTTTATTTCTTGTAGTGGGACTTGTGATTGGATGGACTGCCAGAGAATATATGATGAACTATCGGGAAGTACCAAGACCTCACCCCGAAATGTTTGACAATCAAGGAAACTTGATACCAGATGAGGTGATCGCATTTAACTTTGACAACTATCATGACTACGAAATCAACGACGAAGAAGACGACGAGTAAAGCAAAAACGACAACTCAAAGTCTAGATCTTCCAAATAACCCTCTTATTTTTGAGATTCTTGATCTTGTTTCGAAGCAAAGATCAAAAGCAAAAAAGGTAGAAGTACTTCAAAAGTACAATCACCCAGCTCTTCGGATGCTTTTGATCTGGAACTTTGATGAATCTGTTATTTCCGCACTACCAGAAGGAGCAGTTCCTTACTCTGGATATGCTGAGCAGACAACTTCTAGTGGAACCCTTTCTACTAAGATTACGCAAGAAGTTCGTAGAATGTATGAGATGGGTTCTTTTTCTCTAGGAGCATCTGATACTGATGGAAAGACAACTCTTCGTAGAGAATGTAAGAACTTCTATCACTTCATCAAGGGCGGAAATAATGGTATCAATGCCATTCGTCGTGAAACAATGTTCATCAATCTCCTAGAGGGTCTTCATCCTCTTGAGGCAGAAATTGTTTGTCTTGTGAAGGATAAGAGGTTGAGTGACAAGTACAAAATCACTCAAGATGTTGTCGCTCAAGCATTCCCTCAGATTAATTGGGGAGGTCGTTCCTAATATGGGAAAGGGAATTAATATTATTGCTCCAAATTGTGATCCTTCTGCTGCCAATGATAAGAGTCTTCCACGAGATTCTTATCTTGTGACCTATGGAGACAATGGAGAACAAAAATATGATATTGTTCAGGGTCTTCAATCAGATATCTTTGATCAGTACTGGGATAAGTATCGTGATTTTAGGGGAATGAAGTGGACTGAGGGAACAGTCAGTCCTAAGATGTGGGGTTACGTACCAAACGAAAAGAAGAAAAAGAAATGAACGAAGAAATTCTTAGAGAGCAAATAAATCAATTAATTCGTAATGAAATTCAAGAAAACATTAATGAATTTGTTGATATGAAAGAGCAAGAGAGGAAGTCTGGTCTTGGATTCGTTTCTGCAGATGATAATGACGATCTTACAGTAAAAATTCCTAACAAAGAGGTCGATAAGATCATCAAGGAGTATAAGAAGATAAAAAAATATCAGAAGTCATCTTTGTTTGAAATCAAGAAGCTAAACGAAAATTGACTTTTGTTTCCCGGAATCGTCGGAAAAAACTCCGGCAAAATTTTGGGTCTGTAGGGTTTTGTATCACAAGTTACAAAACTTCTTGACTATATACAGTATCGAGGGTATAATACCCTTACGTTCATCCTATGATTTTACCTCTATTGCTGGCACTGTCCTCCCCAGAATCATCATTACTTCTTACTTGTGAGCAGTTTGATTGGTTGGTAGAAAGAACGTTGGATACTAAGTCTCTTTCTCTCCCACAGAAAATAGACTTTATTCAAAGTTATTCTAAATGGACAGATCCCTCATGTTTTGAGGTAGAAGAATAGGACGCAAGTAGGACGACGCGGAACGGATCGTTCATCCTCATAGAGGACGCAAACGCCGCCCGAAGGAACGGGATTAACCATCTCATTTCTTTGGAGTAGAACTATGTCTAAAGTCGTTTACCGTGGACAATCTTACGACACCGAACAGCGTCGTGAGGCACTGAAGCAACTGCAACAAGAGCAGTGGTTCAGCGAGATCTATCGTGGAATCAAGTTCGAGAAAAACCTTTTCAGAGAGAAGACAAAATGATTGGAACACTGGTAGGATCATTCACTGCCTTTTCCGCCGCATTTTTTCTTCTAATCTATGCAGAGGTCAAGTTGCTAAGTAAATAAGATTCAGAGGGTTCTTGACGAACCCTCTTTTTTTGTGTAAAATGGATAGAGAGAAATCTATTCTATGGACAAAGAAAAACTAAAACTGATTGTCCGTAATCTTGAACTGTTGGTTGATTCTCTCAAAGCAGAAATCTATTCTGATACTGAAAGTTACTTGAAGTATCAGGATTCAACACTACATGATTATGACGAGATCTTTGAAGATGACGATGGATACCCAGACTAACGAGGAACAAAAATGAGTGTAAAATTGGTAAGTGTCACTCCTGATGCGGAGAAGACAATGGCATATGTTGCTCGTGTGAGTAACCCTAATAATCAGGAAAACCCCAACTATGCTAAGTTGTTGGGTTATTGTATTAAGCACAATCATTGGTCTGTGTTTGAACAGAGTTTCATGACTCTGGAGATTGAGACTACTCGTGGTCTTGCAGCTCAAGTGCTCCGGCATAGGTCCTTCACATATCAAGAATTTTCGCAACGCTATGCTGATAGTTCCCTACTCGCGGAGACGATCCCCCTCCCTGAACTTCGTCGGCAAGACACCAAGAATCGTCAGAACTCTATTGATGATATTTCTGAAGAAACTCGGAAGAAGTATGAAGCATTGATGGAGAATCACTTCAAGGATGCAATGGCATTGTATCAAACCATGCTTGATGAAGGAATCGCAAAGGAGTGTGCTCGTTTTGTGCTTCCTCTGGCAACTCCTACCCGACTCTATATGTCTGGTTCCTGTCGTTCGTGGATCCATTACATCACTCTGAGGTCTGCAAACGGCACTCAGAAGGAGCACATGGACATTGCTAATGAATGCAAGAAGGTGTTTTCCGAACAATTCCCTACAGTGGCAGAAGCACTGGAATGGGTCTAAATATCTTTATCTTGATTTTCTAACAATGGCAACATATCCCGTAGTGAATAAAACCACTGGTGAGCAAAAAGAAGTTGTGATGAGTATTCACGACTGGAATCAGTGGTTAGAAGATAATCCAGACTGGACACGCGATTGGTCCGATCCATCCACCGCACCGATGGCTACTGACGTTGGTGAATGGAGAGACAAACTGATTGCAAAAAATCCAGGATGGAATGAAGTGCTTGCAAAAGCATCTAAAGCACCAGGCGCAAAAAACTTAAAGATCTAACATGCCCAGAAGAAAAAGAGCATCTGCAGAACAACCCATTGGGGTTGGACTCACGGCAAAGCAGATGAAGAGGAAAAAACCTCTGAGTTCTGAATATTTGGTGGAAATTGATCCACTCACAGAAAATCAAAAAAAACTTTTTGATTCATATAAAGAAGGAAAACATTTAGTTGCCTATGGATGTGCAGGAACAGGGAAGACGTTTATAACGCTCTACAATGCCCTTAGAGATGTTTTAAGTGAATATACCCCATATGAGCGTATCTACCTTGTACGCTCTCTTGTAGCAACCAGAGAGATTGGTTTTCTTCCTGGTTCGCATGAAGATAAGGCAGACATCTACCAAATTCCTTATAAGAATATGGTAAAGTATATGTTCCAGATGCCTTCTGATGCTGACTTTGAGATGCTCTATGGTAATCTGAAATCACAAGAAACCATCAAGTTCTGGAGCACTTCTTTCCTTCGTGGCACCACACTTGATAATGCGATTGTGATTGTTGATGAATTTCAGAACCTCAACTTCCACGAACTTGATAGTATTATCACTCGTGTTGGTGAGAATACCAAAATTTGTTTCTGTGGAGATGCTGTTCAGTCCGATTTACAAAAGACGAACGAGCGCAATGGTATCGTAGACTTTATGAATGTCTTGCGTAAAATGCAATCTTTTGATATGATTGAGTTTGAAGTTGATGATATTGTCCGTTCTGGACTGGTCAAAGAATACATTATTGCTAAACGAGAAGCAGGTTTTTAATGTTCAAACACGTTGATATTGAGCTCCCTCAACTTGAGAGGGAGACTATTGATGGAGTAAGATATTACTCCGTTCCAGATGAAGAAGAACTTCTCCGACTGGTCTCCATTACTTCGGTGACCAGTCATTTTAATAAGGAGATCTTTATCAATTGGAGAAAGAAAGTTGGTAATGAGGAAGCAGACCGTATCACGAAGAAAGCAACAAGTCGTGGTACGGATATGCACACTCTTGTGGAGCATCATTTGAAGAATGAAGAACTCCCAAAAGTACAACCCATTTCCGATTTCTTATTCAAAATCTCAAAAACAGACTTAAATCGTATAAATAATATATACGCACTTGAAGGTTCCCTATATAGTAAGCAACTAGGCATTGCTGGAACCGTTGATTGTATTGCTGAATATGATGGCGAACTAGCAATAATCGACTTTAAGACTTCTAAAAAACCAAAACCACGAGAGTGGATCGACCACTATTTTGTACAGTGCATGGCATATGGTTGTATGCTGTACGAACTGACTGGTATTTCAGTCAAAAAACTTGTAATCATCATGGCATGTGAAAATGGAGAATGCGTCGTTTATGAAGAACGAGACAAATCAAAGTACATCAAACTACTCACCAAATACATTGGAAAGTTTGTTAGAGATAAACTGGAACTCTATGGAACAGAATAAAGAACTAGAACAAGCAATAGAAAACAAATTCTTAACACCATCCAGATTTGCTCTGGAGATCGAGAAAATTGTGGCAGAAGAAAATGTCAACTATATTGATGCCATCTGTCACTATTGCGAAATCAATAATCTTGAGGTAGAATCAGTGGTGAAACTGATTTCTAAACCCCTGAAGGAGCGACTGAAGTGGGATGCAACTCGCCTCAACTTCATGAAGCGAACTTCTAGGGCAAAACTGCCTCTATGATCGTGAGTCCTTTTGAAACTTATCAACATTATCTCTCACTAAAAAATCATTTCACAAACCCAAAATACGACTTCTTCAAGTATGGCGCGAAGACACGTGCCAGTATAACTTCTTTCAACAAACGAAAGGATAAGTACTGGTTCGAAAAAACTTCCCGCAAGTACTCTGATAAAGAAGTCGTAGATTTTTTAGTATCTAATTTCACTGCCACCGACAACCCGCAAAACCTATGGATTGGAGAAATTATCAATTCTGGCGAAAGAAATTACGCCGATTGGATGAAACGCCAACAGAGTTTGACGTACTTATTCAAAGAGCAAAGCAACGAATTGTTATCGGAGAACGAGTTAGAGACTTTGTTCAACTGTACCAAAGGTCACCCTCTGATACTCAAAAAGTATCTAAGCGGGAGCGTATCGCTAGAAACTTTAACAATCTTCGACAAAGTATTCCATTTCTCAAAAAACTTTGATAAAAAGTTGACTGATCCAGTGTGGGAAACCGTCAGTTTGAAATTAAAGAAGTATTCTCCGTTTCTAAATATTGATATGTTCCAATATAAAAAAATCTTACGGTCTATTATCAATGAGTGAATTTTTTAAATCTGACATTATTCAAGAAGAACTTGAAGAAATTAACGATCTTCAAGAAGAAATCTATGGAAGTATTCTCACTTTCCACACGATGGATCGTGAGACGAGATTGGAACATGTTGAAAAGTTGAAAGTCTTGCTAGAAAAGCAAAGAATCATGTATACTAGGTTGTCCCTTTCAGACGACCCACAAGCGGTTGAGATGAAAGAGAACCTACGCAAATCGGTAGTTATGATGGGTTTCCCAGCAAATACCGATATGCAAGTTTTATTCGACAGTATGAAACAGACAATTGAATCCCTCACAGACTATCTTGACGACTGAGGGCATCCTTGCTATACTATCCGAGTAAATCCCCCGAATCCAATTAATCCGAGGTAATCCGAATGTCGTTTTCCGACCTTAAAAAGCAATCTAAGCTTGGCAACCTGACCGCAAAACTGGTCAAGGAAGTCGAAAAAATGAATAACAATGGCGGTTCTAATGGTGATGACCGTCTCTGGAAACTGGAATGTGATAAAAGCGGCAATGGTTATGCCGTCATCCGTTTCCTTCCTGCTCCTGAAGGTGAGGACCTTCCTTTCGTGAAACTCTACAGTCACGCCTTCCAAGGTCCTGGTGGTTGGTATATTGAGAACTCCCTGACTACTCTTGGTCAGAAGGATCCTGTGTCCGAGTACAACACGATGCTGTGGAACAACGGCACCGATGCTGGTAAGGAACAGGCACGTAAGCAGAAGCGTAAACTGACCTACATTGCTAACGTCTATGTGGTCAAGGATCCTGCCAATCCTCAGAATGAGGGTAAAGTCATGCTTTACAAGTTTGGTAAGAAGATCTTCGACAAACTCACTGCTGCAATGCAACCTGAGTTTGAAGATGAGGAAGCAATCGATCCCTTTGACTTCTGGGGTGGTGCTAACTTCAAACTGAAGGCAAAGAACGTTGCTGGT